ATCAGTTTCATATTAAGCCCTAAGACAGCGAATGTCCTACCCCCTTGTCTATTTTATTTCCCACACATGAAACCCAAAGCCAAACCCAACAAGGCGGCTGCTCGTCAGCCGAAGACCCGCACCATCAACGTCAACGTGGAGTACCTCGAAGAAGTCGCCGCGGACGCCATCAGCACCATCGCCGCGCTGGCTGCTTTGGTCAAACAGCTCTCGGCTCAACTGGAGGAGACCCGCAATGACAACTAAGAACGGCAAGCCGATCCAGATCGACCGCGGCACGGCTGGAGTGCCTCGCATTTATCACCTCGAAATGCATCGCGCCTGCGACCGGTTCCTTGCCAAGCGGGGAATCGGCACGGCGCCGGTCGGCCGTCGCAACAATTGGCTTTTCGGAAAGGCGGCGAAATGACGGCGCCTGACCTAGTTGTTGGCGAGGTCGGTTTTGGAAACGACTTCGGCTCATCCGCCGAGCTTGAGTTTTACCGCAACGAAGACCGCCGTCACTCCGCGGAAGTCAAGGCGCTCGAAGCGGACAAGCGTGAGCTGATTAAGCGCATTAACCGGCTCAAGCGCGTGCTTGAGCGCTGCGCTGCATTATCCGAGGAGGTCGCCAACGACAAACATGAGGTGCTGCTTCAAGTCTCGCAACCGATGGAGGGCTACGAGCTATGAGCGCCGGAAAGGGCGACGCGCCGCGGCCGGTAGACGGCCAAAGATTCCGTCAAAATTGGGACGAAATTTTTGCACGCAAGGACGACAAAACTCTTGCTTCTATGTCCGCGTTTGTCCACATTTGCCCTCACACCGAAACACCGGCTGCCACCACGCCGAACGACGTAACCACGGCAGCCGATGCGCACTGAACTTAAAGAAACACTAAGAAGCGTATGGCCCCACGTTGCAGACGATGTCATAGCGGTAGACGAAGCGTGCGACCGCTGGCTCAAGCGGCGCTACGAAATGCGTCAGCGCCGGAGGGAGCGCAATGAGTCCGGTGCAGACTTTCATCTACCTAGCTTTCCTCGCCCTGCTGGTTCTCGCCGCGCTGGCAGCGAGTGATGACGGCGACGACAACTTTGTATGAAAACCACCACCCCACAAAGCCCAAACACCGAGAAGGCTGTCCTTGGTAGTCTCATGGCCGAGCCGAAGCTCGCCGATGAGATTGCCGGACTGCACGGCGATCTTTTCTACACCCCAGCGCACCGCGCAGTCTTTGACGCCATCAACGAGATCCGCGCGGACGGCGGCGTGCCGAACATTATCGCGGTCACACAGCGGCTCGACGCGCAGGGAAAGCTGGCGAGTGTTGGCGGCGCCGGTGAGGTCACAGACCTACTCTCGCGCGCGACCGGCGGCTTGAGCGCGCTCGAATATCACACGCAAACCCTACGCGACTGCTACGGCCGTCGCTGCATTATCTCCGCGGCCATCGCTATGCAGTCCGCAGCGCAAGACATGGCAGCCAACGCCGACGAGGTGCTGCAGTCCGCCGGAGAGAGCGTCCTGTCGCTCAGTCTTGGCGCTCCGACCGACTCGATGCGCAGCGCGGCCGACATCGTGCCGTCGCTCATCACCGAGCTGGAGGCGCTGATGGACAACAAGCAGACGCTCGGTCTCAAGACCGGCTTCGCCGATTTCGATCAGGTGACCGGCGGTCTGCGCGGCGGCACGCTGGCCATCGTCGCGGGACGACCGGCCATGGGTAAGTCGGCCTTGATGATGAACATGGCGGACAACCTCACGCGCCGCGGTGTTCCGGTCCTTTACTTCTCCCTCGAAATGCCAGCCACCGAATTGGCCGCTCGCGTAGTGCTGTCACGCGCGAACACCAATACCGAGCTGGTGCGGAATGGCTTTGTGGATCTCGCCGGTAAGCGCCGGATCGGTTCCGCCGCCTTGGATTTTTCCGGCGAGCCGATGTACATAGATGACCGCTGCGGTATGTCACTCTTGGACATCCGCGGACGCGCGCGTCTAGCTGTGAGGAGATGGGGCGTTAAGATTATCTTCGTCGATTACCTGCAGCTCGTCTCGCACGCGAACGCCAAGTCGCGCGAGAACGAGGTCGGCTTTGTTTCGCGCGGACTAAAAGCGATGGCCATGGAGTTGGGCGTGCCAGTGGTCGCCGCTGCGCAGCTCAACCGCCAAGCGGAGAACCGGCCCGACAACCGGCCGAAGCTCTCCGATCTGCGCGAGTCAGGAAGCATTGAACAGGATGCCGATTTGGTCGCTCTCGTTCACCGCCCTGCCTACTACGCGGTCGCCGACGAGGAGCCGGAACCGCAGGACGCCGAATTGATCATCGCCAAGCACAGGGCCGGACGCACCGGCACCTTGAATATGACATGGCGTCCGAGCCTGACGCGCTTCGGCGGAAAGTCTGAGCCGACGAACATCGTGCCTGCGCCGCGTCTCACCGACGAGGGCAACAGCGTCTACGCGCCCGACAAGCAACTCTGGGAGGCCATTAACGAATGATCAACTCCCGCCAGAAAGGCGCCTCGTTTGAACGCGAAGTCGCCAAGGCTCTGACCGCCGAAGGTTTTCCGGCAAGGCGGGGCGCACAAGTCTCGCAGGGATCTTGGGGGGTCTCTGCGCCAGACGTTGTTGTGCCCTGCCTTCCGGCTTGGCACTTCGAGTGTAAGCGGCACGGCCGCGCGCGGTTCGATCTGGACGCCGCTATTGCTCAGGCACGCCGCGACGCCACGCCTAAGGACGACACGGCCGACCGCAAACACATCGCCGTCATCCACCGCAAGGATCACAGCAGCCCGCTAGTCACTCTTCCGTTCCACGACTTCTGCGCGCTCCTTCGCCACTCCGACTTTCCTATCCAACCAAAAACACCAACCACAGATACACATGAATAAAACCATAACCACACCCGCGGGCATCGCTCGCTATCCCAGACTCAACTCGCCGGACACCAAGTTCAGCGAGGAGGGCCAATACAAAGTTGACCTCGAAATGTCCGCCAAAGACGCGGAGCCGTTTCTCAAGCAGATCGAGGCCATGTTCTCGGAGTTTGTCGCCGACAAAAAACGCGAACTGAAAAAAGACACGCTCAAGATCCACGCAGCGCCATGGTCCGAGAACGACGGCACGGTCCAGCTCAAGCTCAAGGTCAAGGCGACCGGCAAGAGCAAGGATGGCGAGACCTACACACGCCAGCCGAAGCTGTTTGATGCGTCCGGCCAGATCACCAACGAAAACATCGGCGGCGGGAGCAAGCTCAAGGTCGCTGTGGTGCCTTACTTCTGGTACACCGCGTCGCTCGGCGCCGGAATCACGTTGCAGCCGAAAGCTGTCCAGATTCTGGATCTCGTCACTTGGAGCAGCGGCGGCACCGCGGAAGCCTATGGCTTCGAGGTGACCGAAGCGCCTCGCTCGACGGCCAAAACCGGCACCGACAACGAAGACATCGAGTGGTAGCCATGGCAACCACTGCACGCAAAGGGGGGGCGGCAAAACGCCGCTCCCCTTCGGCCAAACCCGCCGAGCCTGCGCCGGAGCGATACACCGCTGACGGACGCAAAATCGTACGTCTGGAGAAGCTCAAAGCGCACCAGAAATACATATTGAAGGACGGCACGCAGGTGGTCGGCGCCTCGACTATCGCCAAGATCGGCGACGATCAGAGCAACCTGATTCATTGGGCTTGGAACCTTGGGAACAAGAACGAGGACTACCGAAAGGTAAGAGATAGGGCCGCGGACATCGGGACGATCACGCACTTTGCAATCGAGTGTTTCTTCCATGGCTGGGAGCCAGACTTGTCTGAGTTTGCACCGGCCGACATCGAGAAGGCAGCTATTGCGTTCGACAACTTCCTGTTATTCTGGGAGGAGCAAGGTCTAACGGTGCTGGAGCCGGAGGTTCAGCTCGTCAGCGAGGCGCATCTATTTGGCGGCACGATTGACGCGCCGTCCGTAGACAAGGAAGGCCGCATCGTGTTGCTCGACTGGAAGACATCGAGCGGCATTTACCTGAGCCAGAAGCTGCAGCTCGCAGCCTACGAGCGCTTATGGAATGAGAACCGGCCGGATCAGAAGGTTCAGCGCCGCGCGGTCGTTCGCATCGGCAAGGAGAAGTCAAACGACCATTCGATTGAGTGGATGTTCAGCTCGGACAACGAGTGGGAGCTTTTTGAGGCTCGCCTGAACCTTCACTACAAAACGCTCCGCTACAAAAAAGCCGCCTAATGCCCAAGCGCAAATACATCGCTATCATCCGCCGTAAGCTCGGCCGCGAAAAAGCGGACGGACTCACGATGGGTGATGGCCGTGTGTTTATCGATCCGCGGCAGTCCGGCATCAACGAGCTAGACACCATCGTGCATGAGCTGCTGCACGACTGTTTCCCTCACCTGAGCGAAGAGGCGGTCGCCGACGCCGCCGGAGTCATGGCGCGAAGCATGTGGCGCGATAAATGGAGGAGGGTGATTGAATGACCTCCGCAATTCTCATCGGCGTTGTCGGTTTAATCTATTTCGCCGTGGCAGTCGATCAATTCTGCCTGCAGCACAATTTTTGGAACGGAATAATTTGGTTTGGCTATGCGGTAGCTCAAACCGGCCTGTGGAACTTAACCGTTCGACCGTAATTTTATGACACGAGCAAGAGACATGTACGACTTTACCGCCGAACCAGCAGACCCGCCGGAGGTCAAGGCGCTGCTTCGGCAGGCAAAACAGTTTTACAACGAGGCGACAAAGCTGCGCAACGGCAACAAAGCCGCAGCGCTGGCCAAGGCCATTTCCGAAAGAAAGCGCGGAAAATGATTTATCTGACGGCAAAAGCGGGTTCGCGCAGGCGCGCATGGTGGTGCGTGTCTCGGAACAAACCGGAATGCCCAGCCCCACGGAGCGCGACCAGTGGGGCGCCGTCAAACTTTTATAGAGCGTCAGGGAATGCGGCGGTCGTTGTGGACTGGTCATTTCATACCCCTGCCTCCGTAACCGCATAAAACGGAGGTCGCTCTACTTTTTCTCATGATTAGCTGGTCACCATACCCCATGCGCG